TTTTTAAGAAATCTTGCATCTTCACTTGCAATAAAATCTAATAGTCTTTTATCACCATCTTGTTTTATCCATTGACTAGCTCTAACTGCACTATTTGTTTCTACAACGCCACCAGCAGTAGCAGCAATATTTGCGTTTAAATAATCAATAAATTCATCTGTAAGTTCTTTGTCTTTACCTGCACCAAAAAATGGATGGCTTTTAGAAGATGTAACTTCTTGTATCTTTTTATTAAGTGCAGAAGATTGATCTATAACTTCATCTTTCAATGCTTTTAAAGCTGTTGCTCGTTCAACTGTATCATCTATAGTTTGTATTCTTGCAAGTTTTTTACTTAATGGATCAAAGTACAGTTGCATAACATTTCTAAATGCTGATTGCCCCCATTCTTTATCTACACCTTTTTCTAATATTCTCCATTGACTTGTTTTACCCCATTTTCTTTTTAATGATTTTAAACTACCTACTTGTGTTGTTAAAGCATCAGCCATAGAAGCATTGTTTTCAAATGAACCAAGAAGTCCTACCTCTGGATAAAAGAAACCTTTTTCTTTTTTAAACATACTTGCAATAAAAGATAATGGATGATTTATACCTGATGCAACACCTGCTGTAATCAAACGCAACTGTTCTTCTAATATAACTCTTGTAGTCCAAGCAGGTCTAAGTAATACAAGTGGTTTCCATATGTTACTATAATAACTATCTAAAAATCTTGTAGTTGCAGATCGTGGCAAGTTGTTAATAATATTTGCACCATACTTACCTAACTTAGAGTTAAGTATTTTTGTTGCTTTTATTATTTCTGTAGGATTTGGTAAATATACTTCTGTTGCTAATTGTGTAGTAGTAGTTGGTCTAGCTAATAAGTCTGCTTCTACTCCATATTGTTTTTTAAGAAAATCATTTATTGGTAATGCTGAACCTGATGAATCTTGTACATATCTACCCATAACATCTCTTGCTTCATCTACATCATCTAAATAACTAGAAAAAACACTTGTAGATTCTTTTATCCATTGTTCTGTTCTGCTACCTACTTCTGGTTTTAAAACATCTGTAAGCTCTACACGCATTGTATTTTCTAAAGTATCTACTAAAAGATTATTAACAGCAGTAACAGAATCTTTATCATCCAATGCGACCATAGCTTTTGTTAAAAAATCTTTTTTAGTATCTATATCTTTAGTTGCAAGATTTATAAAACGATTAAGTTGAACCATAGAAGTATCTTTGTCTGATACAACAATACGAGGTCCATATGTTTTTTCCATAGCTTTAGTTAGTCTGTTTCCTTGTTTAATTTTTTTAGGAACATAACCTCTTGTTACTTCAAGTAATGTTGCATCATCTAATAAGTTAGTAACTAAACTATTTCCTACTTCATCAAATGAACCAGGATTTGCTTTTTTAATATTATTCAATTCATTTAAAAAAGTATGACTTTTTATACCTTCTTTTGTACGAGATATAATTTCACCTGGGTTATCTGCATTTTCCCATAGAAACTCTTTAAATTTTCTACCATTGTTACTTGATAAAAATTGTTGTGTAGTAGGTCCTAGTAATGTTTTTCTTACACCATTAACAAGACCTGCTTGTTCAAATCCTTTTATTTGATCTATCGTTGCAAATACTTGTTTTCCTTTACGAACTTTACTAACGCCCAATGTTGCAATAGCAGTAGGGTCTAAGAACAACTGTGCTGCTGCATCTATAACACCTGTAATAATGTTGTATGCTTCTGTTCCAGGTTCTACAATCTTATCAAATGGTTTAAAGAAATATCTACCAATAGTAACTGTTGGGTCTAATCCTGCTTCTCTAAACTTTTCTGCTCGTTCTCCAACAAACTGTACACCTTGCTCTGCTCTTTGTCTTGCAAGTTGATATACATTTTGGTCAAGAACATTATTTAATACATATTCTCTAGCTTTCTGTGGATCAGTACCATTACTAATTAAGTTTTTATATTCATCTGTTTCTTCTACATCTGTAATACCAGGTAATATTCCTGTGCCAAGTTCTGCACCTAAACCTTCTTTGAGTAATGCTGCACCTAAACCTGTATAAGTATTTTTTCTTGCTTCTTGATGTGATTGACCTTGTTGTCTTGCTTCTAAGTATCTAACAAGTCTTGGTGCTCCACCTTCCCAAGCAGCTTGAAATCCAGCAAAAGCATATCTAAAAGGTTCTTTAATTTTATCTTTTGTTTTATCCCAAATAGATTCTTTTAATGTGTTATTAGATTCTTGTTTTGCAAAATAATCTTTTAATAATATTTCTTGTACTTTAGGGTCATTGACATCTAAACCTAACTTTGTCATACCAACAACTAAAGAAGGAGATAAATTTGGATATTGTGTTACAAGATTAGAAGCATAATCTGCTTGTTCTTGTGTTACAGATACTTGCCTATTGTATTTTCTTTGTGCTTGTACAACTTGGTCATCATCATACAAGTCCTCATCATAAATGCCATATGTGTTCATTGGTCAATAAGGTTTAGTAAATAGCTATCACCTGTTAAGCGATACATCTCATAAATTATATCGTTAGTATTTTCTAAAGGTTCAGCAGGACCAGCACCAGGACCAAAAGGTAATCCTGATGTAACAGGTTCTGATTTTCTATCAGTTGCTGCAAATACATCTATAGCTGGTGGTTTCATACCACGCCTTTGCATACCTTCTTGTTGTGCTTGTCTTAAAGTAGATTCTCTTGCTGTTTTAGGTAATGGTGCAGCTTCTTGTTGTTCTATCAATGCTTTTTGTTCTCCATATGGTAAACCAGGTATTCTTCTAATAGTTTGTGTATTATCCTGTGTATTTATAGCAGCAGGTTGTACATTTGTACTTCTACCATCAAACGCAGCTTTTTGTCTATTCCTTAAAGTAGATTCTCTTGCTGTAGCTTGTCCTTTGTTTGAACTACTCCTCGTTGCCATCTTCCTCATCCTCATCATCATAATACATAAAAGTTGAACTGATTATCATATAACCAAATGGAAATACCATTGGTGGCATCTGATCAGTAAATATTCTTGTTCCATTGTCATCTTCAATATCTTGAAAAATTATTGCATCACCTTTCTCATCTACATCAAACAATGAGAAATGTACAATATCTGCAAACTCTTTATTAACTGACACTATCCACCCATACCTTGTAATAGTTGAGCTATGCCTGGTGGTGGACCTTGTGGTGGTTGGGTCGCACCTCCAAGCAATTCTTGTTCTGCTGTTGGTATCTCTGGTTCTTCTGCTGTAAAGAATTTATCCAATATGTTTTGCATATTATCTGGATTTTTTCTTATCTGTACAACAGCCATAGTTGCCTTAGCATCACCCTGTTGGGCTTGTGCTAGTAATGTATCAAACAATACATTATCAGCTTTCTCTTTTGTAATTCTATCGTTTACTCTCACTAAGTTATCTAAACCATCAAGGTTTTCTTGTAGAGTTTGTCTGTCAATAATTCCAGCTTGAAGTAATTGCAGCCCTGTTACAATCTTCTGTGGTTCATCATATCCAGCCATAGCACCATACACTCTGCGAGTTTTGTATGATCCTTGAATATCTAAACTTGGATTGTATGTTTCAGAATAAAACTTGTTATCCATATATCCAGATAATGCTTTAGTCTTACCACCATACATTTTCTCATCCCACTCTAATCTTTTAGCATCTATCATCTCTATAGCATCAGCCATAACTGTATGATATTCTCTAATCATTAGTGACATACTTGCACCTAGTTCTTCTAATCCTCTACCAGTTGCAAAGCTAAGTGGTGATTGTGAGTCATCAGATACAGGATAAGAACCACCAACACGAAGTTGTCGTTCTATTCTATCTATCTGTTGAAAAATCTGATAAGGAACATTTGATGCAGGTTTGCTTACTTGTGTACCTGGTGCTAAATAGTTTACAGCGAATCTACCTTTACGATATTGTCCTGATTCTATCTCACCAGAAATATTTGTTTCTGTAAAGACTGCATCTTCCATAGCTATTATTGACATCACATTAATCTTTGCCATTGAAGCCATAAGACCTATGATTTGGTCATACTGTCCTTGCAATCTGTCAAAGGCAAATTTCTTACCAATAACAAATGCTGGACCACTATCAAGTGGATTTGGTATGAAGTCAAGAATAGTTCCTGATGTCATATGGAATATGTATGTACCTTCCATATTGTAATACTCTGCTATCAAGTCACCATCTCCATTACTGTTAGCCCAAGAGCCATTGTATGAATCTGTATACGCAGAAGCATAAGCATTACCTACACCAAGAATGTTTGTGTTATATGCATCTTTTTCTTTAGACATAATCTTGTCTTTTGCATTTGGATATGTTCTAGCAAGTGCTTCTTTAGGAACTCTACGAATAATTGCCATTTCTTTTGGTTGTTGATCTGCACCAAAATATCCAGGGAAACAGTTGTAAGGGTCACGAAGTTCTGCTATTGGATAAGGAACACCATTTGCATCTTTCTTCTCTCTAATAACCCATACAGAAAAACCATAACCAGGTAGCCATCTACCTACTTGTGGCATTTGTAAATCTAATTTTTGTACCTCATCATACGCATTAACTATGCGACCAATCTTTTCTGCTTTATCTCTCGCTCGTGCAGAATCTTTACCATTAGGTACATCTACTTTTAAGTTTGGAATACGACCTATCTTTTGTGCTAAATGTTCTAATCCTGACATCATTAAGTTAGGCACAGGAATTTGATAATCTTGGAAACCTTTAAGCTGGTCACCTAACAAAGCAAGAATACCATCAGGTCCACCATTCATAATGGCACGAACACGACCTCTAGTGCTATATGCACTTTGATTGTCAAAGTGTAACTGTGTAATAGCGTATTGTATTTCTTCTGGTGTCATTATCCCCAAGGACTTTCGTTCATATCAGTTAAATTCCATTCTCCAAAACTAGGCTTATAATCTAATCCTACCTCAGCTAATCTTTCTTTTTGCAATCTTCTTATAACTCTCATTGGAAACCAAGAAGCCATAACAACATCACTCTTGTTATTTCTACCAGATTGCTTATTAGCACCTGTAGAAAAATAAATTAGTTGCCTACGATATATATTACTCTTAGTTTCGCTTTCTGCACTACCATAAGGCAAAGAAATTAGTTCTTCTCTAAATAACTCTCTCATACTTCCTACACCGAATATAGGATCAAATTTGTTTTTCTGTGTCTGATGTCCTTCTAAGTAAATACCCATTCTTGCACAATACTCTTTTAAATCTTTATCTTGTCGTATTGCTCTCTGAAAACCATTCTCCTCTATAACCCAATGTGCTAGATTATATTTCTCGTACCATTTTTTTATTGTTTCTTTTGCCTGTATAATTCCACCACCTTGTTCATTTTCTATATCTACCATATACATTTTTCCTGTATCAGTATTTACAGCCCATAAGAAACAAGCCTGAAATCCTGTAGAAGCAGGGTCAAGTCCAGCAATAAGTCGTGTACTTGCTGGTATGTGTCCTATTGTTCTATTGACATCTCTGCATTTATCTACTTCCTCTACATCAAACATTGTTACACCATCAACAAATGCTTTGTTTAAATACACCATTTCAAAGATTGCTTTACCACCTGTTGTTTCAGCAGCTTGTAAACGAGATAATAACCATTTGTAACTACGCTTACTTGCCCATAACATACAATCAGTATGTACTTCAATCTCTTGTTCTGGTAACACACACTCTGTACTATGTGCTTCCTCTACGATTGTTGTCATCTGTGGGTTTTCTAAAAGAAAGTTATATAAATCTTCTGGGTGCTGTCGTGAACCAATAACAACAATAGCTGTATGTTCCTCTTTACGAGATGACAAAGTTGTTGTCCACCATTGTCTAGTTTGCTCTCTTGCACTAGGTTGTACAGTTGTGCCGTGGTCCTCAATGTCATCTGCAATAATCAAGTCACAGTCACGAGAAAGTATCTTACCACCTTTACCTACAGCAACCATTGTTGGCGACTTAATACCTGTAACAGTTCTCGTAGCAATCGTAAACTGTCCTGATGTCCAAGACTTACCTGATCTGTTCTTAGGTTTAAATGTTTGTCCTGGTCCACAAAAATCCTCTATAAGTTTTTCATTATGTTCTAAGTGATCGACTACAGCACCTACAGCATTCTTTGCTATCTCCTCATTACCACCAACCCACATAATCCTTACATTAGGGTTTTTACATATCTGCCATACAGCAAAGTGTGTAAGTAAGTCTGTCTTGCCGTGTCGTGGTGGACTAAGTATCATTTGTTCTCCACCTTCATCAATAGCTTGTAAAATACTAGCTATCCATTTCTTATGGAAATCTGCTGTTTCGTATGGATCGCCTGTTTCTGTTTGGAAGTATCTATCTCTAAAATCTTCAAATTTCTCTAAAGCAATAAGTGCTTCTTTTGGTGTTTTCCAAGTCTTTTGTTTTGTTAAGTTATCTTTATCTATTAAGTATGCTTCGTGCATCTTTGTTATTAAAGATTTATTAACACCGAGTAAATCAGCTACATCTTTCTTTTGTATAAGTTTTTTCTCTACTGCTTCTGCATAATCTCTGACATAATCTTCGTAGTGTTCTCCACGAACAGCAGTCATCTGTGATGTAAACTCTTTTTGTTTTTTAGCTTTCACTCTCTTGTGCTGTGCTTTACGACTGCATTGAACAGTACAATATTTTTTATTATTGTGTTTCGCTGTAAATTTTTTCTCACAGCCAGGATTGGCACAGGACTTTCGTTCAGCCATTACTTTTCAAATCTTTTTTTATAAGATTCCATTTGTTGTTCTGTAAATACAATTCCATTAGGAGATTTGTATTTGTTTTTTTTAACTTTTACAAATTCCATTACTTTTTAATTTTTTTAATTTTGCCGTTTTCTGTTCTAGCAAACTTGTGCGTTTTTGTTTCTCTGATAAGAGTGCCAGAATATCTTTTGCCACCCCACATCCAACTTACTTTCTTAGCCATTACTTTCTCCTAAATCCATTCGTTGCGTAATATAACTTTACTTGCTTTTCTGTATATTTTCTACCACTTGGAGAATAATAATATTTACCTTTCTTTACAAAAGGCATTTACCACATCCTGCAAGACCAGTATCTTGCACTTGTTTTGTCTTTCGCTGTGGAACATTTGTGTCTGGCACGAAATGAAGCTCTAGCTTTTGGATTATCTTTTCTAATCTCCATATTAGGATCGCCAAACATAACTTTTTTAACTTTGCCATTATCTGATACAAATACTTTAAATTTCTTTCTACCATATCCTGGTTCGCCCTTTTGAATCCTAGAAGGATTATTGAGCTTGACTTTCATTCCACGCCATTCAGCCATTATTTCTTTTTACGCTTTCCTTTGCTCATTGTCATTTTTTTCTTGTACTTATAACCTTTACCTGGCATATCTTCTCCTATACTTGTTGTTATGAGTGATTACATAAAAGGAAATAAATATCCTAATTACAAACCATCTACTACATATAGTAGTGGAAGAGTCTGTGTTCACAAGGAATGCAATACAGTTATTTCTAAATACAATAAATTTCGGCACTGTAATAATCATAAACCTAGATCATATCCAAGAATAAAAGGCAGACAAGCTCCTAGTGGTTTACAAGAACCTCAATCTTAAACTTCATTTCCCCAACTATCCCAGTTATGTCTAGTTCTTCTAGCAAACATTTCTAAATATGGACCAGGGCTCATAGTTTCTATTAAATCTAAAAACTCATCTGGTTTTGTACTGTGAGCATTTCTTTTTGGAGTTGCGTGTATCCAATTTTTTTTTCCTATTGTTTTAAATTTTTGCATAGGCTTACCCATAAAACCAAGCAATAAAAACTCTGTTGCAAATTGGTAACCCATAGCTGGAGCAATAAAAGATGGTTTAGTCCATACTAAAGTTAAATGATAATTTACACCCCAAGAATCAAAAACATCATAAGTATCTTTAAGCATTTTATTTGTAGTCCAACAATAAACGTGAGTTCCATCATTACTTAATGATTTAATATCCATAGATTTTATTTCATCTAATGACATAGTTGGATATACAAGTTTTTCTTTTCTGTTTTCTCTTCTTTTTACTTTTCCAGTCATAGATATATCCCAAGGTGGGTCTAAAACTATTGTATTATATTTTTTATTTGGAAAAGAAATCATAATTGTATTATATAAATATTGTGTTTTAGGTGAGAAAAAAAAATTTTTATTCAAAGAATCCAGATAAGTCATTCTGACTGCAAGTAGAACATAATCCATCATACAAGTCATCAGCCCAGGTAGGTTGTAAACATTGATCACAATCAACTGCTTCTATATCTGTCATAACTTTCCTCTCCATACCCTAGTCTAGCTAGGGCAATTGGTTAATCAAACAGGGAAGTTGATACTCATAAGAAATGAGTACTTTCAGTATATACCATAATAGATTTTAAGTCAATAAACAAAAGAACCTAGATTGCTCTAGGTCCTCTTGCCGTACAGTCTGTCCATTTACTGTTATGAAAGAAAATGAATTAACTTAAATCAACACATACCTTTGTCTATATGATTTCAAGCTCTTTCTTTTCTAATCGTATACCCCTATACGAATCTAAGGACTATCCTTAGATGATTTGTATATTAATAGTTTTGTGATAGTATGACAACAACAAACAAGATATTTCTCCAGCTTTTAGAAAGAGATATCAGATCAGAACTTCAGGGCAAGTGGATTAGCTGGACCATAGTAACTAGGGTAATAGCCTATTATTCCACATATTGTTTTTTGCTACTACATAGATTTAGCACTCGGTTGGGTTGGGAGTGGCACAGGGTTAGAACCATTCAACAATAATTATTTTAATAATATACTTTCTTTATTGAAGAAATGTAAAGAGTGTAACTCTAAGTTAAAACAAATAGGATCAAGTAATAGATACTTCTGTGATAGCTCACCAACTGTATGTAATCAGTCAGGTAAAACACACAATATATAGTAGGTATTTTTAGTAGTTTCCATAAATTAAATTTAGTCTTACGTATACGATATTGACTGTCTATATTGACATTTGCATTATGTCCGATAACATATATTATGTTGCGTTAATCGTGTGTTATGTGTGTACAATATCCCCAAATAATCAATGTTTAAAGGGTTTTATAAGTAATATGATATAAAATAACCTGGTAATAAAATTTAATGAGATATGGGGTATCAGTTTTAAATGTTAATTAACGACATTAACAATTTACCAGTAACATTTTATTAAAAAGAATTACCAAAAGATTTAACCAGGCCAGGTTAAACGATCCTTAAAAAAATAATTAAATAACTTGTAATATAAATTTTACAGTAATAATATTATTCTTATGTATTGGTTAATTATCGTAAAGGGGTAATAATGGTTAGTTTATTAATTAAGGTTTCTATATTTATTACAAATTTAGAAAAAAAATATCTTAAAAAATATGGTTCAGTATGTCATAATAATAATTTATGCGTTGAGCGTTTTGATTCTTGCGAGTGCGAACAAAGAAATATATTTAGACAGACAGCAAATAAAATAGGTAATACTATTTATAATTTAGAAAAAAAAAGGTGGTAAAAAATGGATAATCAAACAGTACAAGAAACAGCTAGAGAAACACTAGCAAGAATAAAAGAAGAAAGTATTAATCTAGGTGTAACTGTTTACACCGATTTTATTTATTTAGCACATAACGATTATGTAATTCATAATGACTATAAGCAAGAAATAGATTTTTCTAATTATGGTTATTTAGAATATTGCTTGTTTAGTGATGCTTTAAAGCTATTTAATGATTATGGTTATGATGAATTAACTAAATTTATTAATGAGTTAGAAGATACAGAATAAATAGCATAGACCGAATTATTAATTTAGTTCGGTCAATGGTATTTATAAAGAAAGGAAAAAAATGAATAGATACGATTATAAATTTAATACTGTAGAAGGTATTAAAACAATTACTGTAAAAGGTAAAGGCGTTAAACAAGCCATTAAAAAATTTAATGCTGCATTTTTAACAGTAGAATATTTAAACAAAAATAATAAAAGAATAGTTAAAACATATTAATAGCATAGACTCAATTATTAATTTAGTTGAGTCAATGGTATTTATAAGATACCAGGAAGCAGGTTAATTAAATGAATGATGAACTTATATTAAACCCTACAAACTATTTATTATTAATTGGTGTTTGGTATGGTTTAGGTTATTTTAGCAAGTATATAATCGATAAAGCGATCGATTATCTTAATAAATATTATTATATAAAAGGTGGTAAGTAATGGAAAATTTAGAGATAAATTGTAATAATTGCGATTGGTTTAATTTAATCTACACTACAGAATTAAAACTAAATAAAAGTTTTACTTGTGATGAGTGCGAAGAATTAATATTAATGGTTGATGAAGAATTATTAAAGCAAGTTAAATAACCAACTAACGCATAAATAGATTAAAGCTAGAGTTAATCCCCTTGACTCTAGCTTTTTTCTATTGTGTAGGCATATAACGACAATGTAGGTACACGACAACAACTGACAATTACTATAGTGTAGGTAAACTTTACGACAGCTATTGACAATGTGTAGTAAAGTAAAATAAACTTGACAATAATTACAGTGCAGGTTTATAATGTAGGTAGGTTAATAAACAGAAAGGTTAATCAATGAATAAAAATAAATGGAATTATGAATATAACTTTAACACAACAGAAGTAGTTAAAGATTGGACAGGACACTATAAGAATAAAAAGTGTGTTAATGACATTACTTTTACAACTAATTTAGGTAAAGACTATGCCGATCAATTAGCTAAAAGATATGTAGAAAATTATGAATATCCAGGAAGAATAGTAGATATCTATTATTCATTAACAAATAATAGATATATGCCAGGTGTTCATTATGTTAGTAAGACTAAAGAAAGTGTAGGTTAATTAATGATAATCATAGATGACAACAATATATGTTTTTGTGGATCGTATTATCAAAGTAATAAACATTGTACAAATGGTCATATAGAAAGTGTAGGTTAATCAAATGAAAAGAACAGAATACTTTGAGTCAAGCGATACAGTTTTTCATAATAACTTCTTAGAAGTATTAGAAGATTGTATCAATGAAAGTAGTTATGATAAAGATACTAAGGATCAATTAGTCAATATTCTTAATCGTAACTTCAATGTAACAACTCTTAAAGAATCTAAAAGATTACACAAGCAAGTTGTAGGTAAAAACTTTTTACCAAAATATATAGAAAGTGTAGGTAAATAAACTTTACATTACTTGTAAAGTTAGTTAGACTATGAGTATGGTATTAAAACAGAAGATTGAGTTACCACTAGATTGTAGGTATATATTTGTTAATTACAACAATACTCTTAGACCTTTTCGTAGCACAAAAGAAGTGTTGCATTTTATAGAGGGCAATAGATTAGAGATTGTAGATCAACAAACATTTAACGAAAGCTATGTGGTAGTAGTTAAAAAAGCTGATAGCTTTTTATAAGCTATAAGCAGAAAGAATAGGGAAGATATGAATTGGTATTGTGTCAAGTGCAGTAGCGATAATGTAGTAGAAGATGTTGTTATGAATATTAATAACAATGATATACACGAAGTAATAGATGATAGCCAAAGATGTGGCGATTGTAATTACGAAGTGTTAGAACAGAAAGAATAGGGAAGATATGAAGTATAGCGATATGTGGGAAGAACTAGAAAAACTTAAAGACAAAGGTATTGTCATAAATGTAGCTAAAGATTTTGGCGATAACTTATTGTTAAGTTTTTCACACTGGGAAGAAGAGTAGAAAGGTAAACAATGGAAGATGAACTAAACGATCTTTTAACACAAGCACAAGAGAACATAAGCGATAATGTAGATAAACAAACAGAGTTTAATTATCGTAATGTATTAGAACAAGCGTTAAAAGAATTAGAGAATCTTAAAACTATTAACCAAGAGTTTATAGATATAAGAAATTCAGCAATAAAGAATTTGTATAGTATTGGTTATTCAGCTATTGAATTAGCAAAGATAACTAATTTAACTAGACAAATGATTCACAATATAGTGAAAGGAAAGTAATGAAAAAGTATAGAGTTAATGTTGTAGGCACAAAGTATGTTACAACAGAAACAGAAGATAAAGCTATTGAACACGCACAAGAGATGATAGATCACATACACAAGTCATTAAATATGCAAGTGTTTTCAATAGCAGAAGTGAGGGAAGAACAATGAGTAAAGAAAAAAAAGAATATTATGTTCATAAAATTGTATTACAAGATGGGTATGGAAATTTGTACGATTATCAAAGCGATTATATAAATGAAAACTTATCTATCAATGAAGAATACGACACAATAACATTAATAAAATAGCACTCTATTGCTAGAGTGCTATTCCAGAAAGGAAACAATATGAATAATTTTCAAATCGTTTCTTTCATAGTAGTGGAAATTGTCATATAAACAAATTACAATGTAGGAACATTAAAAACAGGAGAACAAAATGAATAAAGAAACAATTAAAAAATTAACAAAGAACTTCCCAAAAGATGTTGTTAAACAAGCACCAAAGGGAAAGTTTGGTAGCTATGTACCACACCACTTATACACACAACGATTGGTAGATGTTGTAGGTGGACAGTACAACTTTTTTATTAAAGAAGTTATTAGAGATAAAGACAACGCTGTTGTAGGTGCAATATGCAGATTAGA